AGACTGCGATAAAGATATAGGAGACACTTTTGATTACATTAAACATATCAAATGGCATTTTGATATTAAACAAGATTAGGAGGATTTATGTCAGGCGACTACTATGCACACGTAGATAGGAAGTACGACGAAATATTGACACGTTTAGAAGCGTTAGAGAAAAAGGTGGGTCAATCTAAACTCATGATGAAACGTCATCCCGAAGCAGACTACGAGAGACTTGTAGACGTTGTAGTAGATCATGAGAAATCTATTACTGAGATAGTTGAATATACTGTCGGTAAGTTAAATGGAGACGATACTAATTGGTGAGTTCTGAACTATTATTAAAGATATACTTGCTAGTGACTAAGAAAACAGTTGAGTATCCTCCGAGTCGTAAATATTATAACCACCATTTGTATGGATAAAAAACCCCGCGTTACCCCGCGTAGGTCTCTAAATAACTGGGAGTATTATGATTAATCCAATGGACGACTTGAGAGGGAAGTTCGTAGTAAAAGACGAGGGTAAACTCCTCGAATTCGATAGGTGTGGTGACCTTCCCGATGAGTTCGATCATCTCATCGAGTTCAATCCAACACCACCAGAACCACCTCATACAGTCAACGATCATGTTGAAATGAGTAAATATTCTGAATACTTACAAATCATTGCAGCAAGGGAGAGAAAGTAATGCCCGCAGTTACACGTATAGGAGATGCAGATGTAGCACATTGTTCTGGTATGACTAGGGCACAGGGTTCTTCTGATGTCTTTTGTAATGGTATTGGTATTTCTCGTCAGGGAGATAACAATACATCACATCTATTTCCTCCTCCTGTTCCAGTGTGTCCTCCACACGCTAAAGCAATTGCAACAGGAAGTAGCACAGTCTTTGTAAATGGCAAAGGATGTGGTAGAGTAGGAGATAGTATATCTGGTTGCACTTCAGTTGCAGCTGGATCACCAAACGTATTCGCAGGATGAATTAATTATGGCTATGAGATTTAGCATGGGACAATCTTTGATTGAAACCAAACCAAAGAAAACAAGACAGGGTAGAGGACAACACAGTAAGTACTCTGCAACTTCTAGAAACAAAGCAAAGAAGAGGTATCGTGGGCAAGGCAAATAGAATTGTAGACGGTAAAAGAAATGCTAACGTTCCAGTTGATATGTCTGATCACTTTTACGATCATGGTAATGAGTACTGTAGATACTTAATTACCGATCCTCGTAGTGATAGACTAGGTAAGAAACGCAAACCTTTCGAGGAACGAGTATAAATATAGTGATAGCACTATATTTTTCGCAACATGGCGATAAAATCGAAGTCATTTCGTGACTTCTCATTGACATTTGAAAAGAATGCAGTAACAAATGATATTTTGTCGCTGAAAAATGAGGATGCGATTAAGGCATCGGTAAAGAATATAGTCTTGTATAACTTTTTTGAGAAACCATTTGATCCTGCATTCGGAGGAAACATCATTGGTCTCTTATTTGAGAACTACACAACTGGACTTGCCACAGAAATTGAAGCGAGAATTCGAGATGCCATTGACATATACGAACCAAGAGTGGCAGTTATTCGTGTAGATGCAATTTTTACTGAAGATCGTAACGATATGCAAGTAAAAGTTAAGTACGTTATACTGGGAGTCCCACCCACAGTTGACAATGTTCGTCTAGTGTTTAAACCGTAATGGCATTCAATCAAGTTAATGCTCTTGAATTTTATGAAATCAAGGCACAAATTAAAGATTTTCTAAAATCACAGTCACAATTTAGTGATTATGACTTTGAAGGATCGTCTTTGACGGTGCTTTTAGACGTTTTAGCGTATAATACGTACTATACAGCGGTAAATGCGAACCTTGCAGTCAACGAAGGGTTCTTAGAAACGGCAGTTTTACGTGAAAATGTAGTAAAATTAGCAAGATTACTTGGTTATACACCAAAAAGTGCCAGAAGTGCAACCACAACAGTTGATATTTCAATTCAAACAGTATTTCCATACCCTCTAACTGTCACAATGGCAGCTGGATTGGTATTAAACTTTACAGGATTAGACAATAATAACTTTGTTTTCTCTCTTCCTACTGATAGTACAGTATCTGTAGACAGTTTAACAGGTATTGCAACGTTCAAAAACGTAGTTTTGTCTGAGGGATTGTTCCTTACAGACACTTTTGTAAGAAATACTAACGAAAGACAGAGATTTATACTGACAAATCCAAATGCAGACACCTCTTCTATGATTGTAAAGGTAACTTCTGGTACAATTCAAGAGAGATATTTGCAAGCAACAGATATTACTAAGATAGATTCCACATCGAAAGTATATTTTCTTGAAGAATCCGAGTTAGGAGTTCCAGAAATTTTGTTTGGTGATGGAATTATTGGTAAAAACCTTGAAAATGGAGATGTAGTACAGGTAAAATACACAACATCAAGCGGATCAGGTGCAAATGGACTAAAAGTTTTTGAAAATATCGGCACGTTTAGGGATAATGCACTCAATTCTATCACATCTGGCATCACAATTACTGTTTTAAGTTTCCCAGATGGCGGTGCAGCAGCAGAAAGTACGGAATCTATTAAGTTTTCTGCTCCAAAATTCTATTCTGCGTTTGGTAGAGCAGTTTCTACGCAAGATTACGAGGCAATTATACCACAAATTTACCCAAACGTCGGTTCTATTGCGGCTTATGGTGGAGAAGAAGCGGAACCACCTCAATATGGTAAGGTATTTTTGGCAATTAAACCGAAAAATGCTGATAAATTATCACTTTCAGAGAAAAACTCCGTTCTTAAGAAGTTAAGGGAGTATTCTGTAGCTGCAATTCAACCAACAATCATTGATCCGTCAATACTTTACGTTGATTTGGTGTCATTTGTGTACTATAATCCAAATATTACACGTCTTGATGCGTCAGAAGTCAAGAATGTTGTTCTAAATTCACTAAGTGCACTTAATGCAAGTGGTGAATACAACAAATTTGGAGGAAAATTCAAATTTTCCAAAGTACAAAAGATAATTGACGACTCCGAAGGATCAATTACATCCAATATAACACGTGTAAGTATGAGAAAGAACGTTTCTGTTACTCTCAATGCACGAGTTAACTACAATATATGCTATGGAAACCGAATTAATCAACAAACATCGACAGAACCTTCAGTTTCTTCGTCTGGTTTTAAGATCGTGGGTGATGACATCAATACTTACTACCTAAATGACGATGGTGCAGGAACATTACGATTGTATTATGTAAAAGGAACTGGTGAGTTTGAGTATGTTGACGGATTGTGGGGAACTGTAGATTATGACATGGGTGATATTGTTATAAATGATTTGATTATTCAATCTACTAACATAGCAAATAATCAATTACAAATTTCTGCAATACCAAGGTCAAATGATTTAGTATCTCTCCGTGAAACTTATTTGACAATAGGTATAGATAATACGTCTGTAAGTGTAGTAGAAGATACTATCAGCAGTGGTTCAAATCTTTCTGGAACAGGAGTAATTCCAGAATCTAGCTATAAATTCTAAGCATGACAAATAGTAGTTGGAAAGTTGGGTCGTGGACTACCCCGACCACTACGGTTACAGCAACTCCTGTACCGTCGGAGGTTAGTCCTGAGTCGAAATCTAGAATATCCACTAATATCTCGGCACAATTTCCACAATTTGTGCGAGAACAGTTTCCTACGTTCATAGATTTTGTAAAAGAGTACTATAGATCACAAGAATTAAAGGGATATTGCTTTGACATCATACAAAACTGGTCTGATTACTACAATATTGACCAATATGGAGATCTTGTAACTCAAACTACTCTAATTTCCGCAGTTACAACCACTTCTACAACAATTGACGTACAATCTACACGTGATTTTCCCAAAGAAGGACTTTTATTGATAGATGATGAGATAATTTACTATCAAAGCAAGGGTGCAACTCTATTTCAAGACTGTGGACGTGGATTTAACGCTGTAAAAGCAGTTGGATTGGAAGGTGAGTACAAATTTGAGTCTACAGTTGCTGCAACTCACGATATTGGGTCAACAGTTGTCAATTTGAACAATATTTTTCCAATTTACATGCTTGGAAAGTTCAAAGAACAATTTTTAGCAACATATCCAAAGAATTTTGCGGACGGAGTTACAGAAAGCACTATAATTAAGAGAATAAAGGATTTTTACTCATGTAAAGGTTCTACTAGATCTTTTCAATTTGTATTGAGGACACTTTTTGGTGTTGAGTCTCAAGTGTCTTATCCTAGAGACAGAATCTTCAAACCATCCGACGCATACTACACATCTAGAGAAGTTATTCGTGCAGTTCCTGTAAAAGGAGATCCAATTGCACTTGTAGGACAAGTATTGTATCAAGAAGCAGATCCTACAGATCCAAATGTTTCTGAAGCAAGAATTTATGTAAAAGGAGTTGTAGAAGTCTTTACTCCGCAAGGATCTGTCTTTGAAATTGATGTAGATACTAATAATTCTCTTGGTACGTTTGTTACACCGTATAAAACAGTACTATCTGCGGATTTAGGTGCAAATTTAATTGATAATGTTGTAACAGTTGACTCTACACTTGGAT